TTATTTTAGTAATATGAGATTCAATTGTTGACATAGTTGCGCGACCTGTTGGGAATTCTTTTATTATTAATTTACCCTCTATACTAGGCATTATCTCTTCTATTCTTTCTCTATTTTTTAATATTTTATCAACTGGTATCTTACTAAAGAAAGCATCATACCTTCTTCCAACATATTGTTCTCCTAACTCTAACGTATAATGAACAACATTATAACCCATTCTAACAGCATATCCTCCTAATGCTACTAATGACCATGATTTACCACCTCCAGGATTACCAAATATTAATCCAAAATCTCCATTACCTAATCCACCTTGTAATAATTCATTTATTCTTGTCCAAGGAGTTGGAATTGTAGTTCTAGCATCTTCTCTAAATCTAGATTCTAAATCTTTTAAATATTCATGTCCTACATTTTTATCATTACCGGCTTGTAAAGCACTTGATATTATAGTTTTAATTGAGTCAAAATCACCTGCTTTTAATAAATCTACAGAAGACATTAATGCTTTTTTAATTTGCTGATTTTTACAAAATCCAGTAAATTCTTCTTGTACATACTCTAAATCTTCTTCTGATGCTTGGTATGCTTCTCTTAACTGCTCTTTAACTGCTAATTGTAATACTTCATTATCTATTTTTTTAACTTCAACCTTTAAAATATCCATTGAAGGTGTAGTATGATATTTGTCATAATATCTTAATACCTCTTTAATAATCCATTTATGAGCTTGATTATCAAAATATTCATCACTTAGAATATCCTGAATATTAACCAAAAATTCCTTATGAGTTAATAAGGAAGATAGCACCTTTATTTGAAAGTGAGGGCCGTATTGGTTTAGGTTTTTTAACGTCATATAACTTATTTATTTATAACTAATTTTTCGAATAAATCTTTTACCCAAAATTCTACATTTCGTATCATACCACCTAATTTATCTTGATTATAGAATGCTACGAACTGCTCTGGAAGATAAGGAGGAATATCTGAACTGACAAGTTTATCTAAATATTCTTCTTCTTTCTTACTAATCATTGGATTATCTAAATCCATTATTTTGTAATTTTTTTCCATTTCATCCATATTTTGGAGAACACGAGCATAAACTACATGGTCTTTTAATTTAGATTCACATATAGTAAATATGTCTTCTAAATTCATATCACGTTCCATTAATTCCGGAAACTTTTTATATAATCCTTTTTCACCTAAACCTTTAATACCTTTAATTTTATCAGAATTATCACCTAATAATGTTTTGTGTAGTATAAAGTTTTTAGGTGACATTTTATATTTATCAATTACTGTTTGTTTTGTATAATATTCCTTTTCCATAGGTCTATATACTATAACATTGTCATTTACTAATTGAATAAAATCTTTATCTGAAGATACTATAAATGCTTTATCCTTTGGATCATTGATTACTTTATTACATAAATAAGCTATAATATCATCAGCCTCAACCTTATCAATACTAACAGTTTTAACAGGTAATGTTTTTAAATATTGAATTACTCTAACCATTTGATCTACTTTAGAATCGTCTTCATCCTGTTTATCATCAAAAGCATCCCAATTAGTTATACGTTGTAAATCTCTTCCTGATTTATATGATGGCATTATGTTTTTTCTATTATTAGCAGATCCAGCTCCATCAAATACTACGTAAACTTGTGTTGGATCAATTTGACGAATCATAGCACCTAATGAACGAAAAAAACCACCTAAACCTCCTATATGGACACCATCTGGATTTACCATATTCATTACTGCAAAATTCCTAAAGAATAAATTTAAACCATCTATAAATAATATTCTCTCACTTTGTACAGTTCCCTCCCCTTGTTCTTGAATTCCATCAAGAAGCTTAAATAGCTCTTTTTGTTTCATTTAATTATTTTTTGTGCCGTGAATATACGAAAAGTAATTCAGGTATCAAAATTTACTGTGGCTCGTCTCCAAAAGATGTTATATCAGAGTATGCTTGATCCTCTTCAACAACCCTAAAATCTCCACCACCTAAAATTTGTTTCCATTCTTCTTTTCTATCCTCTTTATATGCTTTTAATTCACGATCATTATCGTTAATAAAGCCATGAGGAGTCATAACAATTTTACCTCTAGTAGTAACACCATTAATGTGGTTTTTATCAATTTGAATATTTACTCTTTTAGCAAATTCAACTTGTTTACCATCTTTAATAGCTTTAATTTTAGAAGTACCCGCAGACATAATATTACCAAATGTAACTACAAATGTTGAGTCAAACCACATTGCGTAACCGCCTTTATTCATTAATTTTGGTTTACCCATTGGTGATTCAGCTTTTAATGTCCACACTTTATTAATACAAACTAATGTATTAGTAAATGGTGAAGATTCTTTTCTGGATAATGTAATTTTTTGATTTACACTATTACCGAATTGAGTCGACATTGCACCTGCATTCCATTCATTATTGTTTTTATTTGATTTAATAGACATTTCACAAGGTACTGAACCGATTGAATCCCATAAAAATAATAAATCATATGGCAAATTGCCTTTCTTTTGTTCATCAATTAAATCTAAAATAAACCCAGCTACATCTTCAATAGAATTAATAGTTTCTCTATCTACATAAATAAAATTACCTTCATAATTTAAAACTTCACCAGTTTCAGGATCTTTAACTTCCTTAACATCCATACCCATTTGAGTTGCATGTTCCCAATTCCATTTCATCTCAGTAATAATAAATACTGGTAGTATTTTACGTTTTTGAGCTGATACAGCTGCTTCAATCATTGCTGTTGTTTTACCTGTATCTGAATGTCCTCTTAATAGAACAATATGTCCCATAGGAATACCAGGAATTGAGGTAACATCTTGAAATGCTTGAGATAAAGGGATCCATTCTTGATCTTTAAACTTAATGTTTTGTTTTAATCCCTTTTTCTCTTTAAATGCATCTAAATTAAAATTTGATTGTATTTCTGCAGAGACTGCCTCCGATAGTGATTTTTTCTTTCTCGCCATGTATTATTTTATTTATTAAAACGGTAAATCGTTTTTTTCTTCTTTGTCATCCTTAAATAAATCATCAAACTGATCTACTTTAGCTTTACCTTTATTAGTATCTAATGAGTAATTTTTTTTCTCACCATCAAATGGTACAGCTGGTTCTGAAGAAATATCACCTTCTTCTCCATCTGGGGATAAAAATTCTTGTAATCCAGCTTTAACTTCTTCAAAAGTAAATCTTTTAAATACTTCTATTGGGTTAGGTTGATTTTCTAATAAAGATTTAACAACATTTTCATCACTAGATAATGGAGTTGTTTTTAATGATGGTCCTACTGATGTTTTGTTATAAGGTGTTCCTGTTACCTCAGGTCCTACAGTAGTTAATTTAATATCTCTACCATTTACAATATCAGTAAAATCTCCAATTTCATCATCAGAAGCCATATTTAAGAAATCTTGGTATACTTCTTTACCAAATTGCCATAACTTAACACCTTCATCTTCTTGTCCTCTTATTATAACAGGAGCAAAAATACGAGTTTTAGCGTCTAATTTTTTAGCTAGTCTCCAATTTTCTTTATCTCCACTTTGACGTAATTGTTTTGTGAATTCTTGAATTGGATCTTTTTCATTCCAGTTTTGAGGTGATGCCATTACTCTTGGTCCAATGCCATAGTAAAATAACATTTCTGTAAATGGAATTTGTTTATTATATTTGTTAGGTACTACTCTAACAACTTGCTTACCAACTGAAGGCTTCCAAAATAATGAACTACCTCCTTTTTTTGTATTTGTAGATTGCTTGTTTAACGATTCTAAGCGTTGTTTAATTAGATTTAAATCCATAATAACTTTTTTTTTTGTTTTATAACGTTTATTAATGTGGTGAATATACGAACAAATGTTCGGTTTGCCTAACTATACTTCAAGAATTTTATGAATTTTAGTCTTTAATTGCTTCAATTCATCTCTTTGAGTAAGTAAAACTGTATTTCTATAATGCTGCCAATCAATTGGAAACTTAGTATCAACTACTCCTCCATTTAATTTTTTAATTAATTCATTCAATGCATTTATAGTATACAATGTGTTTGATTCTTTTTTTCTATGTACTAGAATCGTATTTTGTGGTAAGCTATCTAGATTTGCCTGATCAATATTATATGTGCAAACATATTCGTCATTGCTTTTAATATGCAATACAAATATTTTATTATACATAATGTCATACTTAGAAGTAAGACCTTCAATTAGTGAGTCTAACTCATCTAATGTAGTAAATGTGCAAAATAATTTGTTGTTCAAATCTTTTATGTTTAGTGTAGAGAATTCGTTAAAATCATCTACAGTATACATATTAACAGGTTTATCTAAAATCGTAGTTGTTTCCATAACTTTCTTTTATTTGTAATTTATATTTTTTTATTATTTGTTTAATTTCATCAATCAAATCTTTTTCTCCTTCCTTAAAATCAAACAAAAACGAATCATAAGTATATAAGACTAGCTTAGTTTCTCGATTTCTTAATGATTTAAATATGTCCCACAATATACGAACATTCATTGCGGTCTCCAAGTTTTGTAGCACATAATTCAATAACTTTTGAGGTTTCATGTCCTCTAATTTATCTTTTCTATACACATGCTTTGAAATAGGACATTCAATCCAGCCCTCTTCGTTAAATCTTTGCCACAAATCATCCACATATATTTGAACTCTTTGAAAAAACTCCAGATTTTTAAACTGCTCGAATACTCCTCCGTATAGTTGTTTGAATGTTAGCTCTTTAGATTTTTGGTAATCCACTCCATACATTTTTGCAAAGGCCTTGTGAATATCTTCATCACCAAAATCATACCCCACCAACAACCCCAAAAGAGTAGGATGATAAGCAGCAATATCCAACTCAATAAACTTATCGTTACGTGGAATAAAGCTCTTCCTACATCCATTATCTTTGTTAAGTGCTGCATAATTGATTCCATTAAATTTATTTGCGGGTCTAGTTGTTAATGTTTTAAAGTTGTACTGCGTGTATACGTATTCGCTACGCTCATCGTAAAAGTGCGATTTGAATTCATCTCTATTAATTCGTATACCACTTTGCTCCACGGCGTTGAATACCACTGTGGCTTTTGTGTTGTAAAAGTCGTTGATTGGCTCATTTATTTTTAATTTTAAATCGTTAAATATCGTTTCACAATATTCATAATGTTTAACTATTGGTACTATTCTATTTATGTCTTTTTTATCGGGATATTTGTAATAAAGGAATTGATGAGTTGTTGTTTTTTCTGGTATATACGTAGGTGTATTTAATGTAATGTCAAAAAGCTTTTGTAATATCAAATAGTGTAAAAATTCTTTCTTATCACGCACATACACCTTATCTAACGCGTTTAATATACATTTTATTGCGTCTATACCAACATTTAATGTCTCGCTATGGTCATTCGTCAATATAAACCCTTTATTACTATTTAACGGACGAATGTAAACAGCACAAATCCCATTGTTTGTGGGATGTTCGAAATGGTTATTAGGAATTATTTCAACAAAGGCTTCACCTTTAGCATAATTTTTAAATAACTCTAACTGCTTATCATCTTCAACTAACCAAAACATAACTTTTATTTTGGTTCAATATACGATTATTTTATTTATAATCCAAGTTTAGTCATAAATTTGGGTCAAAACTATATCTTTACCTTTACCATGATATTTACCTGTCATAATAGTTCCATCTAACATAGCATGATAATAACCAATATATGCAGTTCCATCAGGTAGCACAAGACCATCTTCTCCATTTGAATATAATACTTCTGCACTATTTCTTGCAAAATATTGAATGTAATTACCCATTAAATATTGGGCTAATCCTTTTTTTCCTAATCTTTCTTCTACTAGTTGTATTTGATTAAAATTTGTTTGTTCTACATCTTCTTCATTCCCAGTTATAACCCAATCAAGAACAAATATAGAATATGTTATCCAATCATAATTTGGATCCTGATTGTCAAATTTATCATATTCAACTTGACTTATTTCTGTAAAAATGGGTTCATTAACTTTTACACAGAAATATCTAGTAAATTTTCCTAATTTATAATCTTCATCTGTTGGTGTTGGGTAAAATTCTTGTGGTAAAAATGTAA